ACCCGAAATGAACGAACTCTATTATTCGAATCCAAAACCGAATTTTATGTCAAATAATTTATACGGTGCCGCTGCAAATCTAATACCACATCGTGATTGTATTTTATTTAATTTCGCAAATATTCAAGTCTACCGTATGATTATTGGATTAACCGACTATAATAATGATACTATTACTGAATTTATTAATTTTGGAATAGAACATAAAATCAATCGAGGGGATTATATGATCTTTGATTTTGATAAAACTGTTCATCAGGTAAAAAAACTCGGTATTTCAGAAACATATCGTATTTTATTAAAACTCCATTATATTATTTGTGAGAATTGTCCTTATTCTGAGAGATATGTTGAAAATATAAGTATGTTTTATAAATTATATTATATTATTGCACGATATACAGAACAGATTGGTACTGATCCGAAGACATTTATGGGGTTTTTCTATGGGCTACTTTGGGAATATCCATTTTATCCATCATTTAAATATAGTGTTTTATTCGTATTTTTAATGAATTTGATTTTCTTACATAAAATAAATAGAATAGCATTTTCTGTGAATAATATCCATAAAATATTGGGTTATTCTCTCTCAAATATGATGATTCTATATTTACAAATCGTATGTTTTTTTTATTTTCGTTTTATAATCAGCGGAATCAAATAATGCCAGATAAAACCAATCTGTACTTACCCTATGCCAGATAAAACCAATCTGTACTTACCCTATGCCAGATAAAACCAATCTGTACTTACCCTATGCCAGATAAAACCAATCTGTACTTACCCTATGCCAGATAAAACCAATCTGTACTTACCATTCACTCCAATCTCCCCGTTTAAATGGATTTAATACTAATAATACATCTTTGTTCTCTCTTAAGAATTTTAATCTAGCACTTTCTTCAGGAGTAGCAGCATCTGGTATATTAATATTTTGATTCGCTTGCATTTGTTTTAATTCTTTATCACTTGCTTGTGGTTTCTTCCCATAACAATTCACACCAAATAATAGACCACTGTTTTCCATATAACCCCCATTAATACCTGGACGTCCACATTGATTTTTCGTTGCCTCTGACTTTTGTAATTTCGACCATGACGACTTTTGTGTAGGAAAAAGCGCCATTTGTCCATCTGTCCAACCGTAATTACACCATTCGCCACCTTTATTATATGCATCCTCTACTTGATCATATGTTGCTAATTTCGCTCCATAAATAGAACATACCTCTTGTGCATCCTCATATGTATATAAATTATTTGAAATATTAAATACTTCATCGCCAATATGATTAGAATTTACAACACTCGATGAAATATCTTTATATTTATTTAATGATATGTCATTACGTGAATTATCTTTTATATTTAATTGTTTAATCCATCCATTTATTAATGATTGTGAAATAGATATGTTAAAGAAAATATTAAAACAATCGGAAATAAGAACAACTATAAATAGTAGCCATGCTAACATATCAATAAACGATACTGAACTAGGTTTCGTTGCATTTGTCATTGATACACCAAGTAAATATATAATAAAATAAAACCAAAATATAAATGATAACACTGAAAATATACTCGCAGGATTATTTAAAAATAATTGTATATCAACCAATATATTTGTTATAGATGTATTTATATCAGAAGATCCATTATAAAATAAAATATTGAAAAATATAAGCGTATAGACTAAGATATTCAATAAAAATCCTCTTCCAAGTAACATACCTTCGTCATCTCTTGAACTATAAAATATAAGTGATAATACATATGCAATAAAATAATTACATACAAATGAAAATATAATAGTAAATGTTACTATATTAAAAATTGCACTAATGATATCATTCGCAGTTAAATTTAACATCTAATTATATTATTATCTATATATTTATAAAGATTTTTTTCTATAAAATAGGCAATATGCACTAGTAGATATTAATTGATTCCGATCTTTCATTAATTCTACGGATGTATCATTATAATGTAACCATTCATTTTCCGAATTTTTAACAAAAGACGTATAGTGTCCACCCATTAATCCACCCATATGATTACATATCCCAAATAAATCATAATTATATGATTTTGGATGATAACCTACTACATATTCTGAAAGATCTAAATCGACTAAAGGAAAATCAATTAATGATTGTATTTTTCGTTGTCCATCCACAGAAAAACGTTTTAATGTAATTACTAAAATCTGTGGAAAATTCCAAAATCGGATTCTTTTTTTAATATCCTCTTTCGCTCCTGTTTTATCATTAAACCATGCATTTTCACCACTCATTTCTTCATCCTTAGTAAATTGTCTAAAACAATCATATAAGGTAGTTAGAGCCTCGCCAGTTTCCGATATTACTTCTAAATTTAACATAAAATATTGTTCTGGACATATAGAATGTATGGTTTTACCGTCCATAGTAGTTAAATAAGTAACACTTATACCATAGCATATTTGCATTATTTCGGAATATTCCTTTTTATAAATATTTTGCAGTAATTCATAGCATTTAATAGCAGTCATATCTGTTTTATTCTGTGGAGATCCATTTATTTTCATATTAACATTGCGTTTTAATGCATTATGTATACAATCCATGATAAACATTAGGAATTCTTGCATATCATTTTGTAACCATCCTGTGAATAGTTCCTTTCCTTTTTTATGGGCTAATACTTGTACGCCATGTACGAATTTATTAGGTGAAATAACACCATTATTTGCCCACATTAATAATCGGAGTTCATTCCATTCATTAATAAGAGCACCATCTTCTGAATTAAGAGGTGTAGTTACTTTATCTAATATTTCATTTATTTCATAAATATGATGTAATACCTGCATAGAAGAATTTAAAAAACATGTATTTCCTAAATTCGCTAATCCAGTATACCCTTTTCCTTTATATTTTGAGAGATCGATTTTTTTATTAGTTATCATTTATTTACAGAGTTATTTAACATATATAAAAACAAATCTTTATATATTTATAATGGATATTTCGGGTATACATACTACAATAACACAAATAATTTTTGATTATAATGATAATATAAATTACTATAATCGTAATATGAGAGATTTAATTCGAGTATATGAAGGAATTACGAATACTGAAATAAATCGTATAAATATTATAGATAATGATAATATTTCAAATATAAATACGAATATAAATACGAATATAAATACGAATATTCCTTCACAACCAGATATATCAAATAATTATCCAAGGACATATACACAAACACAACAACCATCGACACAACCACAAAGACCATGGAATATCTTTAATTCTTATGCATTAAATAATCCAATAGGATCTTTTGGATTACCTATTAATAATTTAGTTTTTGAAAATGTAGTTATTCGTCCAACTAGAGAGCAAATACTACAATCGACCGAAATCATTCGTTGGGATGCATCTTTCTCTCAAAATACTTGTCCAATTTCCCTGGAACGGTTCGAACCTTTACAAAATGTTTGTAAGATTCGGTATTGTGGTCATATGTATAATTATGATTCATTAATGCATTGGTTTGACACAAATGTGCGTTGTCCTGTTTGTAGATATGATATACGCGATTATGTTCCATCAAGTTCTTCTGTTTCTAGACCAGTAACGAATGAACCAAATATACCTTATAGTGAATCGGATGAAGAATCAAGTGAATTAATAGATGATGATATTCATGATAATGATATTTCAAATACATTAAATAATATGATGGATGATGATATCATTTATCAATCAACTATGTATATTCATAATTATGGTTCAAATGAAAATATGCGAAATGAAAATACACGAAATGAAAATATGCGAAATGAAAATACACGAAATGAAAATACGCGAAATGAAAATACGCGAAATTTATATATTCGTAATAATCTTTCTAATATTTTCAGAGCATTTTTAACGGATGAATTAACAAACCAAATTCCTTTAGTAAATAATTCAGTAAATGACTTTTTCAGTACTTTAAATATCCCAGTAGAATTTGATATTTCTTATTCAAATCTCTCATCAAATCCATATAATTGATAGTTATATATCTTTTACACCATTACAAATATAATTCGATTTTCAAACACTAGGTGATCTGGTGGTAAAACCGAGAGGATACAATGGAGAACCATAAAAAAAACAAGGGAAAGAGTTAATTATCTCCTACAGTTTGAAACCGAATATGATAATGAATATAATTATATGATATTCATTATGTGAAATGTCGATTACATCGTTTTACAATCTATTTCACTTTTACTCCAAAACAATCTAATGTACGGATACCATGTTGTTTATTAAATATCTTTTGTAAAAATCCATCGAATAATATTGTCTTTACTTTTTGCGAACAATATTTTTCCTTCTTTTTCATAAATAATTCCATATCAAAATCATGTTGCTGTAAATTTTCCATATCTTTTTTAAACGCACGAATCAATTGCGATTTCTTCTGTAATTCCCATATCTGTTCTACTGCTAATCCGAATAACTGTTGGAGCGGTTTCATCAATTGATTCGTAATATAATGGGTATAATCAATTAATATTTTATTTTGGATAATAAACTCGGGAGTCTCTATCTTATCGCCCTGCAGCGCCTTTTTATCCGGATTCACAATATATACATATTTAATACGGTCACCAGGTTTCGGTTTATTTCCAGGATCTCGCTTCCCCATACGATCCGCTAAGACACGATGTGCAATTTGCTGTGGATTCTTATAATCGCCACGGAGGGCCTTCGTAATCGCCAGTTTATCCATCGGCACTTTCCCATCAATTAAATCTTGCAAGGATTTATTTAAGAAATCAATCGCGCCTTTCAAATCCTCCTTTAATAAATAGTCTAGGATTCCTCCATAAACATCCTTCACTAGATCGCAATTATCACGACGTTTAAGGACCAGTCCCATGAATTTTAACTTGCCCTTATTCGGATCTTCTTCATAGAGCATTCCAACATAGCGTTTCTTAGATAATAGAATAAAGGGCATCAGGGTTTTCTCATAGGCGAGAGCCATCGGTGGTTTCAGATATTTTGTACAGAGATCGGCTGCATCTTGTGCTATCTCGATTGTCATTTCTAGGGCTTGGTGTCCTCGGATTTTTTCTTGAGTCTCGGGATTTTCCAGATTAAAGGTGAAGAATACAGAATCCGTGTCACCATATACATACTCGGCTCTGCATCTTGCCTTACCGATTTTCGTCTCATATACTCTATCCCCATAAACTTCCTCGATAATACGTTTCGCATATATAATCATACTTCGACCCGTTGCTGTCGTCGATGCTGCGACATCCTTCTCGTAGAAGGTTGATGTTTTCGCACCACACTGTCCATAGAGAGAATTCGCAGTTACTTTATAACCTAATTGTCTCTTATCTAAAATATTCTGCATAAATGGATCTTTTTCTCCCTTGGCCTGTTTTCTAGTATCCGATCGGGCTTTTAATAATTCCTCTAAAATTGCCGGCATAATGGATTTTTGTCCATCTGGAAGTTGTGCCCAACAACATACCATTTTCCCCACTTTCGTTTTAATTTCACGACCCTTGGGTTTATCCGCAGGACGTAGCCATTTAAAGGTATCGAATTCCACATGAATATATTCATATCCAGGGAGTTCGTCATAAATATATCTGCCGGATAATGGATCTCGTTCACCGGTTTCTTTAATCATATTTCCTTCTAAATCGTACTCTTTTGTCCAGACTTTACTATCATGTGAATAATTTTGCGAAATCATTGAACTTGGATATAGGGACGAATAATCTACACAGGCGACTGGATTATCCATATACATCGAACATTTTGGAGGAAGAACAATGGCTCCTTCATACCCTTCATTCCCTTTCCCTTTTTCTAAATCTGGCATCAAAGTATTCTTATCACGGCATTTCTTCGCTACATAACTGGTCAGTTTCACCCCTTGCCCCCTGAATACTAAATAACTGATTGGTACAGAGCAAATTCGCGACATTTCTACATATCCAGTAATCACATCGATCTTATTCATCAAGTGATGAACCAAATTACAATCCTGAATACAGTATTTCGCGACGACTGCACGATCCGCAGCGGATCCATTCGATAGTCGGAAAATATCTTGGGGTGAGACATCGTCTTTCGCCATACCCCATTTCACACCTTTTTTTTGTTTTTCTGCTTTATCACCTCCTTCTTCCAAAATATTATGTGTTCCACTAATAATAATCACATTATATTTCGATTGTTTAAGAACACCTTTATAGACCTCTTCGACTTCTACTCCATATTCTATATCTAACACACGGAATTTCTGGCCATCCTTATAATAATCGGAAGAGAATCCGGTAATTTCGATATGGATAAAATCGTCCTTATTCAGACCAGCGAGATTTGAACTATACAATCGTGTATTTCCATTTTCATCGAATTCTATCTTTTTAATATCGTCGCTAATATATTGTCCAGCGACATCATCGAGTTTATACGAGGAGAGATTAAAATCTCGACGGAAATAGGCATACATATCGATTTGAAGGCGGCCTGACATACTGAAATATCTTAAATCATATTCACCTGACGCAATTGCGATCTTCGTATTTTCAATATCATATCCAGTCACTCTCCCAGTATCTTTATCTTTGATTTCCTTTGCAGAAAGTTGTCCTTGTATTCTAGATAATCGGAAGAATTCTTGTTCTACGCGTAATTCTTGAGCCCGTCGAAACATAAACTCATAATCGAACCCGAAAATATTATACCCAATAATAATATCAGGATTTTCTCTTTGAATAAGTGCGGTCCATTGTACTAATAAATCGGCCTCATCATCTACGGTTTCGATTTCGACATTCTCTACAGGATCACATGTTCCAAGTACTAAACAATGATTTAAATAGGGAACCGTTTCACCATATCTTAAAAATGTCGATCCAATAAAGGTCACTTTATCACCTTCTAGCCGGGGAAATGTTTTACATAATTTCTCATTTGTGAAATTCACTTTTTCTTCGCGATTATAATCGCCATTTAATAACATATCAATAATTGTTTTTTTTATTTTTTCAGAGGATTTCGTTTGTTTAATCGTTTTTTTCGGTATAAATTGTATATCGTGACTTTCATCTATACCATCATCTGAATCATCTCCATCATTATTTATAACATATTCTTTCGTAGCCTCATCCTTTATTTTCTCAAACATATTCTCTATGGTTAGTGCTGATCCGGTATTATCTGCAATATCTGTATAATTTGGGTCGTCTAAATCTGATGATAATAAATGCGTAATCAGACGGGTCACTGTTTCTTTGGAGGGTGGCGATAATGGATAGACAAGATCGATATCATCGATGGATCCATATCCGAAAGCAGTAAGGATTGCTTTTGTGATTAATGTCTCCGCCATCTTTTTACTTCCATCGATATTCGTGGCCTGTTTCCAAAACACATCCACTATATTGGACGCTAGGCGTTTATAGGATTTCACGGGGACGGGAAAATCGCCATGCGACGAACTGGCCTCAATATCAAAACTACAGATTTTATAGGGGACGGGAGTCTCCTTCTCTGGTGCCGCAATGACAGACTTCAAAGAACAAATATACTCGTAAGTACATGTCGTCGATTTTTCTAGAGGCGTTATGCATTTTGTAGTGATAATTCTCACCCATCCAGAGGGACTGATATTTTGGATATGGAAATAACGGAGGACGGGGGCAATCGAACTTTCATAGAGTTCTAATTGTGTTCCCTGGAAGAATAAATTCGTTTTTTTTCTCATATTTGTCTTTGGGTCATAGGAAAACCATAGGTTTTTGACCTTATTCATTGCTTGGAGGTTCTGGAAAGTAAGAAGGACGAATTTAAAGGTTTTTCCACCAGTAAATCCATACAGTTTTTGATGTTCTACGAGTTTTGCCGAGAGAATCGCTGAACTCGCATATTTCATCGATTTATTGGATTTTAGAAAATCTAGAAATGCATAAGTAATATTATCTGTCCAATGATCGCCGACTTTTACATAGAAGAAGGGTTTATAATCATTTATATAGAGACAACAAGTTTCGCCCTTTTCATTCAGCCCGAACATTTGGATCGTAAAATGGATATCGGAACATTTTGTATAAGACGGCGCAGATGCTGTCGAAACAGATGAATCATCTGAAGACGATGCAATTGGACGTTTTGTATTATTATCATATACATTAAAATCGAGTAATCGGAAATATTTACCGACAGAACGAGTTTGTTTTAGAGACATTGTTTTACTTGTAAATTCTAATAGAATTAGTGGGATATGTTTATGTTTTTTTTATATGGATGTATACGAGGTCAATTTTATATAAAAAGGTGAAAATGTGTAAAATTGATATATTTTCGAATTATTTTTCCAAAATATATATTTGAATGTTGAGATTCTTAACCACATTATCGATTCTTTATACAAGTAGACTTTTACATAATAATATATGTAATTTATTAGAATATAATAATCTAGAACAGTTACCACCAATTGTTATATTCGAAAATAAAATAAATGAAACCATCCAAGAAGATATTGATAGAATTATACAAATGACATTTATTTTACAATAAATTATTTCCATCCCCAAAATTTTGCGATGGTTTGAGAGAAACCGGAATTACATGCACCGCATGATTTTTTATGTTTTTTATGTGTTTTATTATGGAGATTTTTATGATTTTTGTTATGGGTTTTTCTGCCACCGGCGATTACAGCCGGTCTGCCAGATTCACTGCCACCGGCGATTAAAGCCGGTCTGCCCATGGCCCAGTGAATCATTGCATCTGGATTTCGTTCACCAGTATAATATTCGATGGGTGAGTCCTGTATTTTACGGAAAATCGTTGGAAATCCATTGGCTTCTAAATCATTTAATTCCGGTCTTTCCTGTTTATAGGATTCATAGTCCGTATCCGGAATTTGCATGATTTCTAAAATCGTTCCATCTTTATTTATAATAAATGTTTTTTTTGGTTCATCTTCTTCTAATTCTTTTTCTGAAATAGAAGTATTTATACCATTTAATTTATTCACCATTTCTAACCAATTTGGTTTTAATGCTTTACATGCTCCACACCAATTTGCAAATACTTTTCCAAAAATATGAATTTTATCAGAAGATGAGTTTTTTGACTTTTTGACTTTTTTTTCAGTTGTTGACTTTTTGACTTTTTTTTCAGATATTGACTTTTTGACTTTTTTTTCAGATGTTGACTTTTTTTCGGCTTCCATTTATATAAAATACATATATTAAAAAAAAACAAAAAATAAAAGATACGTAATCCATATAAACGGTTTTTATATATATCATATATATCATATATAATCAAATACGAATAGATATGTTTGAGAAATTTATTTATGAAAAACCAGAAGCAATTAGCGAAGAATTATGTAATTCAATTATTGAATTATTTGAATCGGAAGATACAAATAAATATGATGGTGTTACTGCAAAAGGTCATTTACCTAATATAAAATCCACTATTGATTATTCAATACCACCAACTGCTTTATTTGATACAGATTCTCCTTGGAATACAATCTGTAAAAAATTAAATAAATCTCTCGAAGAAAATATTAGTATTTATTTAAAATCTCTAAATTATTCTCATCCGCATTATATCGAAACAGATTATAAATTTATAAGCGCGGATTATATTTCTGAAGAGACTTACCAAATACAAAAATATAAGAAGGGTGAAGGTAAATATATTTATCACGAAGATTTTTCAGTGAAATGGGATAAAATGCAATATCGGGTTATTACTTTTTTATGGTATTTAAATACTATAGATAAGGGTGGTGAAACAGAAATATTAGGATCTGTAAAAATAAAACCAGAGACTGGTAAACTTCTACTATTTCCATCGTCTTGGACATTTCCGCATAGGGGGAAAATACCGATTTCACATGATAAATATATAGTTACAGGTTGGTTTCATGTATCAAATGAACACTTAGTTATGAATTAATAAAATAAATACGAGCATAACCACCTACACCACCAGAACCTGGTTGTCCAGCAGTCATAGAACCTTGTTGTCCTTGACCACCTTGACCCCCAAAACCATGGCTCGCAACTCGTGTTCCTACTTGTGTAGGATAAATTCCAGCATTTGATGTTGTAATAACAACTCTACTACCATTAGCATCAGTTATTTCTTGTGGATATTCATTTTCAGTAGGGTTTGTTTGTGAACCAGGTTTTCCAGCCGTTCTTATATCAGCCAATTGAAATGCATTACTTCCACCAAGACCATATTTTCCTGGTGCCCCCCATCTTCCTGCTGCTCCTCCATCACCACCAAGTGCATTTCCTTCATTCGTTTTACCAGCACCACCTCCTAGACCACCTCCACCGCCATTTGCAGTAATAGTTTTACCCCCATATATTATTTTACTAGCGCCTCCATCGGCTCCTTTATTTCCAGCATTTCCCGTAGGATCACCTTGATTCCCACCAGTACCAGCGCCACCGCCATTACCAATATAGACAGTAATATTATCTATACTGCTATCAATATTTACATTATAAAATCTTATTTCACCAGAGGCACCACTACCTCCACCTCCACCAGAATAATCATTCCTATTCTTATTATTATGCTGACCACCACCACCGCCGCCGCCACCACCGCCACCACCAATTAAGTACATTTTTATTTGATTTGTTCCACTTGGAACATTTAACCGATACGGTCTGTCTGAATTAGTAGGAACAATAAATTCGGAAAAATTAGCGTATACAGACATTTATATTATAGTCGAATATAATTGTTTTTGAAATATTTCTGAATTGTTTTATTGTTTCATTGATATGTTTTCGAAATATTATATAATTATATATTAACATAAACGTTAATGCAAAATATAAAGAGTATTCAGACATTATTATTTTTATTTATTATTCTATCCTTTTTAGCAGGCGGTTATTTCTATGTATTTCAAGAAGGTTTTCAACAAGATGAACCAATAAAACCAAATACTGAGTCAAAAACACAATCTTCATGTCCTGATTTATTAATTAAATCTGGAAGTACACTTCTTTTAATAAATACTAAACTCCCTCGATCGGATACAAATCCTCTGCCATTTTATAGTTTAGATGAATATATTCAATATGTAGAAGTACAAAAGAATAGTGGTATACACTGTCCTGTTTTATTTTTACAAGAAGAAACCAATACTCAAGGGCACCAAGTTTATCGTGCACGTTCGGATCCACATTCTTATGAGGGTGCATTACCTGCTACACCAAATATTTATAATAATCCTGATTCACCTTATAAATATATCGATGCAAGTCGAGAGAGTAATACATATAATAAAAATCTATATGCAGGTTTTGATCCAACAGGTCTCTATGTAGGACGTTATTCAGAATTAGATAAAATTCATGATTCAACCAGCATGGCACCTTTAAGTGAAAATCCTATGGATACTGAATGGGGGGGTGTTGTATATACACATAATGCGGTTGCATCTGGTAAATATAAAGATAATGAAGTATTACCACCAGCAAAATCTCAGAACCAGCATTTTGAAGAGAATTCTGATAATATTCGAGAGCAGACAAGGGCGAAAAGTATTTATGCTTAAGGGTTAGGGGAACCTACGGTTCCCCCTAAGACCCCCTCCCTTTCAAAAAGGTGTTTCTAAAAGGTGTTTTTACGAGGTGTTTCTAAGATGTCATTGGCTAAAATAGATTTCTCTAATACAAATGATAAATGAATTAAATCTGATTATTTAATTCATCTTTAATTTTCGATACTATTCCAAACATAGAGGTTTCATTCATACAGGTTTTGCATATCCGATAACAGCACATGCAATACGTTTTCCCGCATGTCCCGTCGTTAAACTATCTTTTTCACCGCCTTTTCCTAAATCATCTTCGTCTGCATGAATAATAAGACCACGACCAATAATATTCGCCTTAGTCCCCCGGAGTTTTATGAGAGAATCAGTCATCCTTCCCTTTACTGATCCATCCGTACCTACGACTAAATTTCCCAAATCACCAACATGACGGATTTTATCCTCAGGACCCCCATGTGCCTTACCATAGGGATTGAAATGCGCACACATACTCTCGCATTGATCGCTCATATCCCCGCATTCATGGACATGAAATCCATGGAGACCTTTTTTCAACCCTTTCATATCAATATCGATAAGAACACAATCCGATTGTAAATCTTCTGTAAACCGGACAGTCCCTAGAATCGGTTTTTTATCAAAAACAGCAATTGCAGAAATCGGTATTTTGGACATTTTATTTTTTAATATTTTATAACGAAATCTTTATTTTCTTTTTCTACTATTCTCTTGTTTCTATCATTCTCTTGTTTCTATCATTCTCTTGTTTCTACTATTCTCTTGTTTCTACTATTCTCTCAAAAACATAAATAAATTCGCAATACATGCCTTGGATATTTTCCTACCTTTTTTTCCATCTTCCTTTCCATTTTCCAAAACAATATCTTTCAACAAGCCTTCGGCTTCCTTATTATTAATAGCAGAGATGAGTTTCGGAAAAGACCCATCGAATTTAGTCATCACTGCTTTTGCAGTGAGAGAACTGAATCCAGGGATTTGACAAAGGAGGATTTCGCCGATATTTTGGGGAGTAATATTCTCTCGTTTGACTTTTTTCACCATTCCACTATAAGCCGCTGGTTCTACCGTATTTTCCAAAACAATACCTTCGTTTATTGGATTCTCTCCAGCATCGGATTGTTCTTGTTGTTTATTTAATATATCAGAAGATTTCATTGAAAAATAGGGCGTTTTCCCTTTTTGTACATCCCGGCCGATTTTATCGGCCATATGAACAATCCAATCCGCGGTTTCTTGAAGATTCGAAGTATGATATACGGAAAATCCTTTGAAGACACTGAGAGAAGTAATCGCCGAATAAACGATCTTTTTATCCGAGGGGTTTAAAAATGAGAATCCACCCTCGATCACATAGATAATATTATGTTTTGGAAATCCACTCGCGTGAATAAGTCGGTGACTTTGTTCTTCATATCGACCATCTTTTATAGAGGCGAGGAGATCGGCTACTGATTTTCTCTCAATCAATAGGAGATCGTTGATAGTAGAAATCAAAATATCGCCCAAAGGGAGTACTTTTTTCGATAGATGGATATTTTGGAAATTCGGATTTTGAGAAAGAATTGTTTTAATATATTCAAAGAGAGAATTCTCTCGTTCGTCTAAAATAATATTCATTGGATAAATGAATAGTATAAGAAGTTTTCATATGGTTTATTTTATATTTTTTGGTGTACCTTCTACACATGGCTTGCTTTGCGTCGGCGTCTTACATTTAGTTGCACATGTTGTAGCGAGATTTTTATAATCCATATTAAAATACTTTATTGAAGCGTGATTTGCATTTATACGTTTTTCAAGTTCTTCTTGTTCTTGTTGTTTATTTAATATATCAGAAGATTTCATTGAA